CAATGCCAATTCTCTATGAGCACGACGCCGGCCGCGTTGTCGGGGTTTGGGAAGCCATCGCGGAGACCGACACCGGCCTTCAAGTGAAGGGCCGGCTCTTCCTCGATAGCGTGCCACTGGCGCGCGAAGTTCATGCGTTGGTCAAGCGCGGCAAGGCCAGCGGCCTTTCCATCGGTTTCCGCGCTTCCGAATCCAAGACCCGCCCGGACGGCAAGCGCACGATCCTGGCCCTTGACCTTGCTGAAATCTCCATCGTCGCAAACCCGAGCCATCCGGCTGCGCGTATCCTCACCGTGAAGTCCGCTGGTGGCGCGGCAACCGCTGTCATCGAAAGGACTGCACCCGAAATGGAACCCGAACTGAAAACCGAACCCGAAGTGAAGGCCGATCCGGTCATTGATCCGAAGGCGCTCGACGCGCTGAAGGCTCGCATGGATAAGCTGGAAGCTAAGAGCAACCGGCCGCTCGCCGCTAACAACAATCATCCGGCCGCCGACAACGACAACATGAAGGCGTTCGAAGCCGAGCTTCGCACGTCCCTTCTGGAAAAGAAGACGCTCACCGTCGCCACACCCGGCACCGCCGGCAATCTGGTGCAGGACGATTTCTCGGCAACGATCCTCGAAAAGCTTCGCCCTGCCTCGCCGGTGCGCCAGCTTGCGCGTGTCGTCACCGTCGGCAGCGCCTTGCTTCAGATTCCGCGTCTGGTGAACCGCGTGCAGCCCGGCAGCGTGACGGAAGTGCAGGCGAAGCCGAGTTCCGAACCGACCTTCGAACAGATCGACGTGAAGAACTTCGCGATGGGCGTCATGACGCCGGTTTCGCGCACCGCGCTGGAAGACAGCGCCGTCAATCTGGTGGACTTCCTTCAGTCGCATATCGTCGCCGAGTTCGGCAGGTTCGAAAATGAGTGGTTTGTGACCGGCAACGGCACCACGCAGGCTGAAGGCGTTCTGAATTCTTCCGAAGTCGAAAACATCGAAGCGGCAGCGATCGACACCGATGCCCTGCTGGACGTGTTCTATGGCGTGAAGTCGGCATACGCGCTGAACAGCGCATGGCTGATGAATCGCAAGACCATGCGCATCGTGCGCGGCCTGCGCGACAGCGACGGCAACCTGCTTTGGCAGTCTGGTCTTCAGGCAGGCCAGCCGGGCCTTCTGCTCGGCAAGCCGGTTTATGAATGCGACTACATGCCCGACGTCGCCGAAGACGCCACGCCGATCATCTTCGGCGACTTCAATCGCGGCTACCTGATCACGGATCGCGTCTCTTTCGAGCCGTTCGCCGATTACAACACCCGCTTCGGTGAAGATATCGTGGTGTTCGGTGGCCGTCGCCGCGTTGGTGGCAAGGTGGTGATGGGCGAAGCGCTGATCAAGCTGAAGATCGCGGCATAACGACAATGCGGCTCGCAGCAGAACCGATCACCATCACGATCAACGGCGCTTCGGCTACGTTGCGCCCTTCGTTGCGAGCCGCGCATCATCTCGAGCGGAAGCACGGCTTTCCCAAACTGATCGAAGGAATCCGGCAGAGTGACGTCACGCTGATCGCGGAAGTCATCCGCTATGGCGCGGACAATGACACCGTGCTTCCCGCATTGCTTCGCCAGATCGATAATCATGGCGCGTTCAATACGGAACGCCTGAAACCCTTCCTCTATGAATTCATCATGGCGCTGATCGGCGCTGATGAAACTTCATCGGACGACGAAGGCAGCGGAAATCGCATTACCTTCGCCGAACTGTTTACCAGCCTTTTTGAGATCGGCACCGGCTGGCTTGGCTGGACACCTACTGCAACGTGGGATGCCACGCCCGGCGAAATCCTTGCCGCCCATCGCGGCCTTGTTGCCAAGCTGCGCGCAATCAACGGCCAGTCAGACAGCAGCGACGATGCGGCCAGTGATCTTCTCAACCTGCCATCCGACGATGAGGTGAAGGAAGGCATCGCGAAGTTGAAGGAAATCGCCAAGCGATGACCTGCACCCGCCCGCCTCACCTTTGCGCATGCGGCATGCGCACCATCCCGCACAACGAGCGCTGCCCTTGCCAAATGAAGGCGGCGCGCGAACGTGGTGCACGCCATGACGCCCGCCGTCCTTCTGCATCGCAGCGCCTTTACGGATACGAATGGCGCAAGGCCCGCCGCGAATACCTCGCCAGCCATCCTTATTGCGTCATGCCCGGTTGCGGCGCACCCGCGACAACCGTCGATCACATCATCCGGCATCGCGGCGACACGTCCCTATTCTGGAACCGCGGCAACTGGCAGGCCCTTTGCACCCACTGCCACAGCAGCACCAAACAGCGCATGGAGCGGAGGCCCCGGCCATGACGCCCGCCGAACGCGCCCGCCTGATCGATCAGTGTGAGTTCGAAGCCGAATGCCATGCAGCACGCCAGCGTGCTTTCCAGCATGTCGAGCAGCGTCGGCTGGCTGACAGGGAGCGCATCCGCCACTGGATTGGCACACCGCCACCACCAACGCCGATCAGGCCCCATCTCACAAGGCGCGACCGCTGCAAGCTCTATCACCACAACGGACAGTCCAAAACGCTTACCGAATGGGCATCCATCGCCGGTGTTAGCAACTACACATTCGCAGATCGCCTCCGTTCCGGAATGTCATTCGAGCAGGCGATAACGATGTCTCACGGTGAACGGGCCGTGAGGAAGCACACAGTTGATGGTGTGTCGAAGACATTGGCCGAATGGGCCGATCATATCGGCATCAGGTATTCGACGCTGATCAAGCGCATGCACAGTGGCCGCACGCTCGCCGAAGCCATCGCGATGCCGAAGGGCCTCAACACCCGGGGGGTGGCCTCCAATTTTGAGGCGTCATTGGGGACCGGCGCGGGGGGCACCGCGCAAGAAATCGCCGAAATAACTTTTTCAAATCAGGAGTATGGCGAATGAGCGTCGTAGCCCTTTCGCTCGCCAAGGCGTATTCCAACATCGTCGGCAACGAGGATGACGAGCTTTTGCAGCTTTTCATCGACGCCGCCGAGACGTGGCTTGGAAACTACATCGGGAAGCCGCTCGCCGAGTTCGATCCCATCCCGGCCGACCTGAAGCGCGCCGTGCTGATGCTCGTCGCGTTCTATTTCGAGCAAAGGGAAGCCGTCGCTTACGGCATCGCCGGCCAGATGGCACCTTTCGGTGTTGTGTCCATCGCCGAAAGCTATCGCATTAGCCGCTTCGGCGTCGTGGTGGAGGAACCCGCCGATGGCGACTAAGCCTGACAACGGGCTGGCGAAGGTGCTGGCGCGCATGGAAGCGGTGAAGCTGGCGGCGAAGGAAGCCGCCATGCAGCAGCTTATCAAGGGCGCGAACGATGTTGCCACCATTCAGCGCCAGCTTGTTCCGGTGGATGAAGGCGACCTTCGCGACAGCATCACCGTCACCCTTCCCGGCCAGTCTACCCCGCCGCATGCCGTCACCGGCGGCCAGCGCGTTGCCGCCGAAAATCAGGTGTTAGTGACGGCCGGCAATAGTGACGTTCGCTATCCCCATCATGTCGAGCACGGCACCGCCAAGATGGAGGCCAGCCCTTATTTCCATGTGGCCTATCGGCTGAAAGAGCGTGGCATTCGGCGCACCGTAGCCAGCACCTTCGGCCGTGTCGCGCGCAAGATTTGGAATCAGAAATGATCGATCCCGTTCTTGCCCTACAGACGGCCATTCACGACCACCTTGTCGGCGCGGCGAGCGTGACCGCCCTCGTCCCGGCGGCTCATATCCGCGCCGGCTCGACCCGACCGGACCGACTGCCAACTATCATCATTGCAGATGGCACGACGATGATGCACGGCCGCGCTTCCGGCGGCCAGTTTGTCGCTTCGGTATTTCTCGACCTTCATATCTGGACGGAAGCGGATGGCATTGCCGCCGCAAAGCAGATCGGCGCGGCAGTAGCGCGCCGGCTGATGGATTGGCCGACCACGACCGGCTTCGCGCTTGACGATTTCAAGCATCAGCGCACCGTTTGGCCGCGCGATCCCGACCAGAATTACGGACACGGCATCATGTTCATTGAAGCCGTCATCAGGTGGAGCATCTGATGCGCGCCGGAAAGCTTGATCGCACCATCACCATTCAACGCCCGACCGAAACGAAGAACGGGCCACATGTCGTCACCGCCTGGACGAATATTGCCACGGTGCGCGCCGAGATCGTGACGCAAACCGCGTCCGAATTTCTCACCGGCTTCGGCGAAGCAGAGAGCGGGACCATCATCTTCCGCGTTCGCTTTGTGGCCGGTATTACCACGGCCGACCGCATCACATATGCCGGCACCGCCTACGACCTGAAA